TGTACCACGAGTTTTAACAAAAACACGCCTACCAGGAGCCAAAATGGTTGAATCTAAATAACCAGACACTATGAATACCATTATTTTCATAAGGGTAGAATGATTATAAGCTTCAGAGAACATAATAGCAACAATAGTAAACGCTCCTTGTAAAACAACTCTTGGTATACGACTATCAAAAGATGAATAATCAAAAACAAAGAAATTGTCATAATCTTGAAAATAGTCAGTATACTTATAGTAACCTCCTTTAACTACAGAAGTACCAATGAATATAGGTTGTTTATAATTATTAGTAAAATGGGCTTGTACGACTTTAGCGAATGGAGCATTGAAAGCAGTATGAACATTATCAGGCATGAGGATACACCGTGACTTAAGCTGATTAGGGTCTACGCACATATCAAAATCGTTAGCCTTCTCCCGTCCCCCAACAGACCATATAGAGGTGTCATAGAGAAAATTACTCCGTCTTAACTTCTTTAAAATAGAATATATGAGAGAGGCTTGCCTAACGGCAAAACCCCAAGACATAATACGTTTATGACCGGATAAAGATGAAGTTATAGCTCCAGCAAAAGCTTTGGAGTTGATCCCTTGAACATATATGGCAAGCTGAGAAATGGAAGATAACTTAGGAAGTTGAAATATACTAAGATCACTAATAGCAGAAGCCACAAAAGACTTTACATTATCATCAACGGTGATCGACTCACCATATCGAAAAAAGTGATGTCTAGTGTACTTCCATGCCCCATTAGTGCGAATTATATTTGGAATTTTGTAATTACCGTCAGATTTTAAAAAGTCTACAAAAACATCATCTTTAGGAAGACCCGCAGGAGAAGGAGAACCAGCAGAAACATTTGATCTTCCAACATAAAAGAGACCCACAGCACATGTTGACATATCGATATTATCACGTGAAAAGTGCTTATTAATGTATTTACGATAGTCATTAATGTTAAATAGATCTTGATAGCGTTCTTCTGGTTGATCATCAGAAACTGGGTTACCATAAGTGTTGAACTTCTTATTGCGTACTCTATACCTAAGTAGGTTGTCGGACTCAGATACAAGTTTGTTAAAAACTTTCTTGTTTGTAGGAGACGGTTTTGTTTTCTTAACAGATATAGTCCTGTCGGAATTATATTTAGAACGAGATTTCTCCACGAAAATAACCAAGAACAGGGCCTAAAAATCTACGGCGCATGTTTCGCAATAGAGTAATCTTAACTTGTGATTTTTCTGTATCAGATTTATTAGGATCTGAAGTAACATTAAATAGTTGTACCTTCTCTTCATCATCTAAATCATCAGTACCCAACTTCTTTGACTCAGCGTATTTAACATACCAGTCAGG